ATGTGGCATGATGCGGAGAAGAGTAAAAACGAATATGTTCCCACTGATGTTCACTGGTCAGAAGTTCCTGGAAGAGATCTAAAGTGGAAAGAACAAACTATTGCAAACACTTCTGAACAGCAGTTCAAGGTTGAGTTTGAGTGCGAATTCTTAGGGTCAGTTGATACTTTAATTGCGCCATCAAAACTTCGTTCGATGGTCTATGATAATCCAATCACTAGAAACGCTGGATTAGATATCTATGAAAATGTAGTTGATAAACACGATTACATTATGACTGTTGACGTTGCTCGCGGAGTTAGTGAAGACTACTCCGCCTTTGTTGTGGTTGATATTACAGAGTTCCCACATAGAGTGGTAGCAAAATACAGGAACAATGAAATCAAACCGATGTTGTTCCCCAATATCATATATGAAGTAGCAAAGAATTATAATGGAGCATATATCCTTTGCGAAGTTAATGATATTGGAGACCAAGTGGCATCTATCCTTCAATATGATCTAGAGTATCAAAACCTACTGATGTGTTCTATGCGAGGTAGAGCAGGTCAGATTGTTGGACAAGGTTTCTCTGGTAAAAAGACGCAATTAGGCGTTAAGATGTCTAAGACTGTTAAGAAGGTTGGTTCTCTCAACCTCAAAACAATGATTGAAGAGAGTAAACTTATCTTCAGTGATTATGAAATAATTTCAGAACTAACCACATTTGTTCAAAAACACAACTCATTTGAAGCGGAAGAAGGTTGCAATGATGACTTGGCAATGTGTCTTGTTATCTATGCTTGGATGGTAGCACAAGATTACTTCAAAGAACTTACAGACCAGGATGTTCGTAAGAGATTATATGAAGAGCAGAAGAATCAAATTGAACAAGATATGGCACCATTCGGTTTTATGGATGACGGTTTAGGGACGGATAGTTTCGTTGATGCTCAAGGTGATCGTTGGTCCAATGCTTCAGTTGGAGAATATGGTGATATGTCATATATGTGGGATTACAACTGATGGATTTAGATGGTCAGATAAAACTTGGTCATCTACTTCTTAGTGATAGAAAATGTAGAACCTGTGGTGAAGTCAAAAACTTAATTGATGGGTTTTACAGAATAAGGAAAGGTGGTTCATTACCATCTTCATATTCGTATGAGTGTAAACAATGCACTATTAATAGAGTCAGAGAAACTAGAAAGAAAAAATCGAGTGTTATTTGGGAGTATCCTGACTGGTAAATTGTTCATGCATTGTTTCCCGTCTGAAAATACCCTTTTTCCTAAATATTTTTTAGATAATCTGAGAAATTAAAGGAGAAAAACATGGCGACTCCACAATTATCTCCAGGCGTACTCGTCAGAGAGGTTGATTTAACTGTAGGAAGAGCTGATAATGTATTAGATAATATTGGAGCAATTGCGGGTCCCTTTGCACTTGGTCCAGTTGAAGAACCAATTGACATTTCCACAGAGCAAGACCTGATTAACGTCTTTGGAAAACCACTTTCAACTGACGCCCAGTATGAGTATTGGATGAGTGCATCCTCATTCCTTTCTTATGGTGGTGTTCTTAAAGTTGTAAGAGCAGACGGAACTACCCTTAACAACGCAAATGCTGGCGTTGGTATGGCGTCTACTACCATCAAAATTAAAAACTTTGATGACTACGAAGCAAACTATTCCGATACCGAACCCAACTACGTCTTTGCTGCAAAGAACCCTGGTTCTTGGGCAAACGAACTGAAGGTTTGTGTAATCGACGATGCTGCAGACCAACGTATCGGTATTACCACCACTAACCCTGGTGCTGCTGGTGTAACAATCGGATTTGGTGTTACCACTCCATTGACCAACGCAGTTATCCCTGGTGTTGGCGGAACTTCTGGATTCACTGGATACATTAAGGGTATCATCACTGGTGTTGGAACTGCATCCACAACTGGAAACAGCACCTTCGACGTTAAGATTCTTTCTAGAGTCTCTACTGCATCTACTGACTTGGATGTTGAGTATCCAATCACTTATGCTGAAGGAAATGCTAACGCAGAATTCCAAGCATCTGATACTATTGGATTCAAGAACAACGCTGGTATCAGCACTGGTAACGGTTCAGTAACCACTGTTGCTTCTAAGAAAGATTGGTACGGAGAGCAAACTCTGGGTCTTACTAATAGTGTTATCTTCTGGAAGTCTATTGCACCAAAACCAGTAACCACTGGATATGCAAGTGGTAGAAACGGTAAGAACGATGCTCTGCACGTTGCAGTTGTTGACGACACTGGTTCAGTAACTGGTATCCAAGGCAATCTGCTTGAGAAGCATATCAACCTTTCTAAGGCAAAGGATTCCGTATCAGATGTTGATGCACCAACCAAGAACTGGTGGAAGAACTATCTCGCAGTTTACTCCGAGAATGTTTATGTTGGAGACAACCCTTCCGCTGGTAACGATACCTTCAACAACACGACTCCATTAGCAACTGGTTTCTCTAGTGGTTATACTGCAATCACTGAGGCAGCAGGTCTCTGGAACCAAAATGTACAGGGAGTTACATTCAGTGCATTGGGTAACGTCACTTATACCTTCAAAGGTGGAGTTGATTATTCCGCACTGAACGGAATGACTGCAACTCTTGGAAATCTTAAGACTTCATATGAGTTGTTTGATAATAAGGATGAAGAAGCAGTAGATTACCTGATTATGGGTCCTGGACTTAGCACTAAGTTCGAGTCTCAAGCAAAAGCAAATCATCTGATTTCTATTGCA